GCCAAGCAGTATCGCGGGCGCAGCGGGAACGGCACCGGGCCCCGCTATCGCGATCTCGCCTACGCGCGCAAGCAAGCGGCCCTCACCGCCGTCTGTATGCTCCTGCTCGCCGAGCCGACCGCCCTGCCCCTCGTCTGGGGGTGGGCGCAGGATGCCGCGCAGCCGTGGTATGCGCAGGTCCTCTACGTCGAGCTGCCGCACGAGGGCCAGGTGTCGTTTCACGCGCCGGTGCGCGGACCCGGGCCATCCTATGCGGGCAGCTGGGACGGGACACACGCGAGCCTTGAGCGCATCTTGACATTCTGTGCTACACTCGCTGCAGCGACGCATACCTTGCCGTTGTTTGCCTAAGACTGTCGAGGAGGAGAAAGGGTGGAAGACACACGGCCTCCGGCGACCTGCGCCATCAATGATGTCGAGGCCCTCACCCGTGTCTGCGCCCGTGCCGAGCGCCTCTTTCTGCACGCCTGTCGAGAGCTGGCGACCCGCGAGGCGCCGTGGACGCCGGCACACTTTTTGCGTGCCCTGCGCTTGTGGGGCGCGGCACGGCAGGCGCTGGCACTGGAGCAGCAGCATGGCTGAAGCGCTCGACCTCCAGCCGCCGACCGATCTCACGCTCCAGATGAGTGCCGCCCACAATGTCCTCCTCCGATGGCGCAGCCCTGCGAACGGGGAGGGCCAGGACCGCACGGAAGTCTGGGGCGCATCGATCTATGACTCGGCGGGCCCGCGACTCCTGGGGGTCGTGACGCAGGCCGCAGAGTATGGCGAGGCAGGAGTCCGCATCTTCATCCATCTTCGGCACGAGGAAGCGCCCTGGGTCTATCAATTGCGCACCGAATATGCGACGGGAGAGAAAAGTGCGTTTGTCGAGATTGAAGGGTAGGAAACACCGTGACTGACCACCCACCCGGCACCATTGGCGTCCTCAGTGGTGATCTCATGCGCTGGGGCTGGTTTTTTGATGCGATGCTGGCGATGGGGCAATGCCTGCCGCCGGGCACGCAGATTGTGCATGTCAGCGGGCAGTGGGTCGCCGATGCGGTCAATAGTTGCGTGGCGCAGATGCGACCGGAGGACGAGTGGCTGGTTATCGCCGCGGATGATCACATTGTCGAGCCGGATCTCATCCTCAAACTCCTCGACCATCACGTCCCCATTGTGGCTCCTCTTGTATGCCTCCGCAGTCGTGGCTATCATCCCTCCCTCTTCCATGAGTTGCCCAACGGGGAGTTTCGGAGTTACCGCTGGGGGGAACTGGCGGGGAAGACGGGCTTGCTACCGGTCGATAGCTATGGCGGTCCTTTTTGTGTCATTCGTCGTGAGGTGATCGACACCATCGGCATGCCGTTCTATGAATGCATGCCCGGCAAGCGCACCGCTCCCCATGAAGACCTGTATGCCTTCAGTAAATGTCGCAAAGCTGGGTTCCAACCCTGGTGTGATTTGGACATCCGCATCGGCCATTGTATTCCCGCTGCGGTGTTCCCGACCCAAGATACGCAAGGCAACTATGGGGTCCGCGTCTGGTCCCAAGAAGACCTCGGATATCTCTTTATGGATGAGCGCCAGGTGCTCAAGGACGAACCATACCACGCCATGACATGAGGATGCGCCGATGCCTGAGGCCTACGACGTCTTTATTGCCCCGTCCGCCGTGGTGCATCATACCGTCAATCTTGGAGACGGCACCAAGGTCTGGCACCATGCCGTGATCCTGGCGGGCGCCAGTCTGGGCAAAGGCTGTACGATCGGCGATGCCGTCTCCATCGGCCAGCGGGCCCTCCTCGGCGACGGCTGTAATCTGCAGCATGGGGCCACGCTGGCCGCAGGGACGGTCTTGGGTGCCTATGTCTTTGTCGGCACGAACGTCTCCGTGCTCGATTGCAAGCGGCCGCAGCTGCGCCACAAAGACCAGGAAGTCCATACCCCGTGCGTGATTGAGGATGACGTCGTGATTGGGTGCAATGCGGTCATTCTTCCCGGTATTATTGTGCATGCGGGCGCGGTCATTGGCGCCGGAGCCGTCGTGACGCGGGACGTCAAGGCGGGCAGCACCGTCACGGGCAATCCCGCACGGCACCATCTCGGGCACGGGCGCGAGGGGGACACAGTATGACGGAGACCAACGGGCACACGACCCAGCTGCCGGGCGGCTGGCTGCGCGCCTATGCGGCGGACCTGTTCTCGCGCCTCGGCCTGTCGCATGCCCTGGGCTCGACGCACCGGGGCGAGCGCGACATTGAGGCGGTGCTCGGCTACAAGGGCCACCTCACCTATCAGGACTTTAAGCGCGCCTATCTGCGCTATGACCTCGCGCAACGCCTCGTCAATGCCTACCCGGAAGATACCTGGGCACAGTTTCCGACCGTGCGCGAAGATGACGAAGAGGCCCATGACACCCCGTTTGAGCAGGACTGGAAGACGCTGGTCGAGCGGCTCGATCTGCAGACGCAACTGCCGCTCGCGGATATTCAGGCGAACCTCGGCCACTATAGTATCCTGCTCCTGGGCTTTCGCAATCAGCCGGTCCTCAGCGTGGAAGCCGAACGCGTGCGCAGCATTGACGATGTGCTCTTCCTCCAGCGCTATAGCGAAGAGTATGTGACGATCCACGCCTTCGGTACCGATGCCAGTCGCCCGGACTACCAACGGCCCACGCAGTACCTCCTCCATACCGGCGCCACGCCGGCCGATCTGCTGCGGCGCCCGAATATGGGCGTGCAAGGGACCGTCGTGCATGCCTCGCGCGTCATTCACATTCCCGGCGAATATCGGCTCGATGATGACATCTACGGGTTGCCGGTGCTCGAAGCCGTCTATAACAAACTGGTCGATCTGCTCAAAGTCGTCGGCGGCAGTGCCGAAATGTTCTGGCGCGATGCCAAACGGCGGATTACGATCACCCAGCAAGAGGGCTTTCGCGTGGATCCGGACGTGCGCGCCCAGATGCAAGAGGACGTCCAAAACTTTCAGCATGGCCTCAAAGACTTTTTGGGCCTCGAAGGCTATCAGGTGCAGGCCCTGGCTGGGACGGTGGCGAACCCGCGGGAGCATTTTAACATCCTCATCCAGTCGATTGCGGGGACGCGGGCGATCCCGCAGCGCGTCTTGCTCGGGACGGAAGAGGGACGCTTGGCGGGCCATCAGGACGACGATGCGTATCAGCGGCGGGTGGGCAGTCGCCAGGTCCGCTACGCCGAACGGGTGATGCTGCGGGCCCTGATTGATCGCCTTGTGGCCCTGGGCGCCCTGACCCGGCAGGCCCCGACGTATCAAGTGGACTGGGGGGCATTGCATACGCTGAGCGAAGCCGAGCGGGCCGCCATTGCGAAAGACTGGGCGAGTGCGTTTACGACCTATGCCGGCCCGGGCATGGCGGATAGTGTGGTCACCCGGGAAGAGTTTCGTGTCCTGCATGTGGGCTTGCCCGAGGTGCCGGAACTGGGGACGCTGGTGGAAGTGGCGCCCGTCGATGAGACCCTCACGCCACCGACCCTGCCCGGCACAGTCCCAGCGGCAGACCACCCTTCCGCACCAGGAGCGGCCGCGGCATGAACGTCCTCCAACGCCAGACCCTGCGCCCCGTCCTCGCCAAGCGGCTCCTTGGCGTGGCCGACAGCGCATGCGAGATGCTCTGGCCGCAGTGGCACCGCTGGTTTCGGGACGCGCGGACGCGGCTCCGAGCCTCCCGCGACGTGGCGGACGCACTGGAGAGCCCCAACCTCCTGGCGATTACGGCCCTGACGAGCCTCATTTGGCAGCAGGCGGTGGAAGCGCCGGCACGACGCGAGGGCGTTGCTGCGGGCGCCCAGATCCTCGCCCAGGGCGCCCAGGTGAGTCTGCCCCGGCTCAGTGCCGTCTTCGGTCGCCCGATGGATTTTGTCAGGGGCACCGCCGACGTCGAGCAGTGGCTTGCGCAGTACATGGGCACGCAGGTGCGCGACATCACCGCCACGACCGTGCGCACCGTGCAGCAGGTCGTGCGCGCCGGGACCGAGGCCGGCGCGTCACGCGTCGTGCGCGCACAGGCCCTCCGCGACAGCTTTGGCCTGACCCCGCGGCAGGCCCAGACGCTGACGGTCGTGGAGGGCCGCATGGCCTTGCAAGGCAAGCATGTGCGGCAGATGGCCCAGCAACGCAGCCAGACGAGTACCCAGGCGTTGCGAGCGCGTGCCCAGCAGATTGCGCTCACCCAGGCCGTGACGCTGGTCAATGCCGGGCTCTATTTTGCGATCCGGCAGGCCGCCCAGGGCGGGCCGATCAGTGCCAGTGCGGTGCGCCGGTATTGGACGGCGGCCGAGGGGGCCTGTCCCCTCTGCGCCGCCATTCCTGCGCTCAATCCCGCGGGCGTGGGCGTGGACGAGCCCTTTCAGACGGCCGTGGGGCCGGTCCTCTTTCCCAGCGTCCATCCCGGCTGTCGCTGTAGTGCCGACGCCGATACCATTCTTTCCCCTGCCAGCTGAAGCTCGGCAGTCCCCAAGAAAGGGGTAATCGATGGCGACCCAGTCCGATCGTGACCGCCAAGCGCACCTAGACCGTGAGAAGCTCCGGGAGTTCTTTCACCGCCAGCGGGAGGCCGCGCCCCGGCGCCCGTTCGGCTTCTTTCATATCGACCTCGATGCCGAGGCGGACGGCGATCCGTTCTGTGCCACCGCCCAGACGACGCGGACCGCGCCGAGGCCTGGGGCCAGTCTGCCTGAGGCCGCGATCCTGCAAGCGCAACTGGACCAAGCGCGGCTGCAGTTGGCCGATTTCGAGGGACGCGATGCCGTCCAGAAGACGCTGATTCAGAGCCTCCATCGCCAACTTGAGGCGGCACGCACCCAGGCCCGGACTGCCCCGAGCAGCCCCGCCCTTGATGCCCAGACGCTCAAAGAGTTGATTATCCTGTGCCATCCCGACAAGTGGCCGGACACGCCGCTGGCGCACGCCATCACCGCCCGCCTGACGAGTCTGTACGACAAACAGACGAAGCCGCGGCAACGCTAGAGGTGGCGTATGGCCCTCAATATGCTCCTGACCAATGAATTAGAGAGTTACGGCCTGACGAACCGCCATCTCGAACTGCTCCTCGCCATCTGTCGCTCGGGCATGAACGGCGCCATCATCTTTAACGTCTGTCGCCAGGAACTCAGCACGACTGAACTGCGCCTTGCGGCAGGCAAGAAGAATATCCCGCATCTCGTCAATCTCACGAAGCTCGCGGCCAGTCACGAATAGCGCGTGCATATCGTGCTTTCCCCTTGTATGCCTCGACATGCCTTGCTAGACTCTCTCCCTATGAACCTGACACTCTATGCGACGGATCTCGAGACAGGCATCCGCGAAAGCATTACTGATCTGTACTGGTTTGAAGAAGAAGGCGTGCATGACTGGAGTGGCGAGGCCCATAGCCCGCGGGCCTATCGCCTGGAAGTCTGGATCGACGGCACGCTGGTGTTCGATAATCAGGCGCCGCAGGCCCGGTGGCAGGCGTGGAACCCGGCATGAGGAGCGCCATGGCTGCAACGAGTGATCCCCCGGCCTGGCTGACGCCGCTGGAAGTGGCCGCGCTGCTGCGCGTGCATCCCCGGACCGTACGCAACTGGCTTCGCACCCAGCAACTCGCTGGGGTCAAAATCGGCGCCAACTGGCGGATTGACGCGACCGCCCTCGACGCGGCGCTCCATGCGCCGGCCCCCGCGCAACCCGCCGGTGCCCCCTCCCCCCTTCCGCGGGCGCAGCACCTCCAGGGCCCGGTCACCATCCAGGATGCGGGGGGCACCCGGGCTGACCGTCGTCCGAAAAATAGTCCTTGACAAATCGTTCCCTTCTTCCCAATACTTCTGGCAACGGACCAGAACACTCTGGCGCAATTCTTGCATCCTTCTCTAGGTTCAGTATGATATACTATCGCTCATACGAGTAGATCGGCCTCCAGCGTTGCCTGAGCCGCAGCCCTTCTCCAGGGGGTGCGGCTCTTTTTTTTGCCTTCACGCAGAAAGCAGCGATCTATGCCGCCGTTCGATACCAAGATGGCTCGGAAGCATAAGCACGGGTTATCAGATAAACAGGCTCGACAGTGGGCTGCTGTTGCACGTAGTTCATTTTCAACTTGTATGAAGAAAACTAAAGACGCGAAGGCATGCGAAATCACGGCCATTAAGGCTGCGAACGGGGTCGTAGGCCCTCCAGCGATGAGCACGAAGCAACGTCTCACCGTGAATACCGCGCTTGTTGTGCCCCCGATTGCGATGACCCTCGCCGATGCCCCCTTTCTCACCGCTCCTGCGGTGCTCATTGTCTGCGGTGTCCTCAATGACGGCCTCATTGTCGAAGAGGCCCTGATCCCCGATGCCTGGGAGTTTATCCCCGTCACCATCGGCCATCCCCGTGATGCCGCCGGGCTCCCGCTGAGCGCACAAGACCCGGCCGTCCTCGAGCAGTTTTGTATCGGGCATCTCAGCCAGTGTCGCCTGGGCACGGGCTATCGCTCTGGCCATGCGGTGCGTAGTCTGCAAGCCGACATCTGGCTGGATACGACCCGCGTCGAAGCCCTGGGCGGGGAAGCCCTGCAAGCGTTCGAGATGCTGCAACGCCAAGAGCCCCTCGAAGTCTCGACCGGCTTCTTTAGCGTCGGCAAGCCCCACGCGGGCGTCTTTCTCGGGACCCCCTATGCGGAAATCCACACCGTCATTGAACCCGATCATCTCGCCCTGCTGCCGAATAGTCTTGGCGCCTGTAGCTGGTCGAGCGAAGGGGGTGGCTGCGGCGCCCCACGGCTGCACCACGATGCCGCCCAGGCCTGTGGCTGTGATGATCCCACCCACTGCACCTGTCTCCATGAGGAAGCGACGATGGATGCTGACCCTGCTGTCCCCCGCCTGCAACGCCTCTGGCGTGTGGTCCGCGATCTCGTGACCCATGAAACGCCCCCGAGCGTCCCTGAACCTGAGGAGGACGAGGAGCGCGAGCAGGGAACACCTGTGACGGTGCCTGCCGAGGAAGAGGAGGAGGACCCCGACGCACAGGAGGCGGCGCTCACCACGCATCAGACCGACCAGGACCTGCGGCAAGCCTTGCAAGCCTGTCTCGTGCGCGAAGCCGGGCAGCACCAGATGCCGATGTGGGTCGAATCCGTCGATGCGGTCAATCAGTTCTTTGTCTATCACTGCGGCGGCGCCCTGTGTCGGCGCTACTGGACCGTCGCCAATGAGGTCATCACGCTCTTGCCGGACATCGACGAGGTCCAGCAAGACACGAGTTTCATCCCGGTGCCTGGCACCCACACCACGGCTGACACCCCAGAGGAGACCGGCTATATGGCTATGGCAGCAACCACGCCCCCGAGCGTGATTATCAAGACCCATGTGAACCGCTTGATCGCCAACAGCGCGCAAACGGGCTGGACCGAGGATGATCGGCATCGCCTCGAAC